TTCAGCTGTTGTACTTGCAAAGCTGAAACCAAAGCTGTTTCCAGAAGCTAAGTCTTTTCCTATTGTTACCTGTTTTGCAGGGTTAACTCCATCAAATCCTCCTTGGAATGCTAGAGTAAATCTCTTCTTGTGTAATGTACTGTCTAAGTTTATCTCTCCTCCAGTAGATCCGTCTGTACAACCAGATAGTAAGAATTTTCTGTTATATCCTGTTGCACCGTTATCAGAGATTGGAGCTAAATAGTTATACATACCATTGTTTAATATGTCTTCATTAAAGTTGAATCCATAGTAAGTAACTGTATCTGTAGCTAAACTTCTTGAAGTTATCAATGCCGCTTCTGGATAGTATGCAGTTTGGCTATCGTCAGCTCCTACACTTGTTAAGCTAAATGGAGATATATACGCCTCATGTCCAAATGGTACTAATTGGTCAGAATAAACTGCATTTCTAACGTTTTCGTGTACTTCTACTCTTATGTGTCTTGAAATGTTTGGATAGTCTCCTGTAGTTAATATTTTACCATTTGCGTCTGAACTAACCTCTCTATCACCGATTAGTCTTGCTATATAATTAGGTGAATTAGGGTCTAAGTTACAGTTTGCGTATGATTCAACAGCAACAACTTTATTGTCAGTATCATCAATTTTTCTAAGTGTTACTGAGAAATTACCGTAATCTTGGCCACTTACACTTCCAGCCTTTTTGATTGCAACAACACTAACTTTATAGTATCTGTTGGAATTAGTACCGTGAGCCATCGTGTGGAATCTAAATAGTGGGAAGTTATTTCCATTTGTAGTTTGAGATATTACCCATGGAGTTGCACCCGCTTTAAACGACTTTCCTGAAGTTGTTGAATTTGTTCCTGCAACAGACGTAGCTGTTGAGTCAAAGTCTATTGAACCAAGCGATGCACTTACTCTTGTGAACTGGTATCCACCACCTTCGTTAGTAGCCTTTGCGCCATACGATTGTGAATTAAATATCGAGTAAACATATGATGGAGAACTAGCGTCACTGTGTGCTGCCGTAGGTAAAAATTTACCTGGGTCTGTTCCAACTAGATTTGGTATGTAGTTGGCATTTGTTTTATCAAAAGAACAAGTATTACTTGTAGATGATAAATGGTTTGAATTACCAAAGAATTTAGTAAGTGTTAGGATACCATTTCCTGTTAGTGCACCACTAAATGACTCTCCAACCAAAGTATCTGCTGTACCTCCAGCTAATGTTACTTGGGTAGAGAAGTCAGAAGCACCTGAACCTGTTTGAATTCTAAGACTGTTACCTGCTGTACCTCTTGTCGATGCCGTTAAATGTAAAACTGCACCTTCTTGGTTGGCTGTTATGGTTGTTGAGTGAGCATTTATTTCTGCTGCTAATTGAATAACACCATTAACAACTGTATTTGAACCAGTATTAAAGAAGAATATGTTGCCTGTATCAGCTGGTAATGGAGTTGATGCAGCCATGAATCTAACCTCATCACTATCAGAAGTTCCAACCTGTAGCTCGAAGTCTGTTGGGAAATTAGCGTCATCAAAGGCTATTGTAAAGCTTCCTGTTGCCTTGTTTCCTGGCGATACAGTTCCATTAGTAACTCCAGACTCTACCATTGTACCGTCTTTATCTGAAGTATCTCCAACTGTTGAAGCATGTAATACACCTAAAATGAATGGACTAGTTGTTGCATTAACTGTTGAACCTGAAGGACCAAGTGATGAACCAGATGCTACTAAAAATACCTGACTACTTACATTAAATCCATCTAATCCAAGAGTTCTAACTATAGTAACAACTCCTGCATTCTTAATATATTCTTTTACTGTGAATGGTACGTAGGTACCTTTTGTGCTACTACCAAACTTAAGTTCAAATTCATTCATTGAACGAACTTGCGTTGGTACAAATGCTGGGCCAGATTCTGTATTTCCTATGATTACCGCCCCTATTTCACCAATACCAACTGGTAAAAATGATAAGTCGTTTTCCTGTGTAAATACACCTGGACTAACTATTCTTTCGGCCATTTATGTTCTCCTCTATTATCTTTAATATATCTAATTCTGTTGATAAAAGTGAATACAGATATTCATATATAAATATAGAAAGAAAATCCAAAAACTATTCGGCTGGAGTAAAAATTCCAGTTGAAATGTCTAAAGAACCCTTTCCATATTTTTGGGTAAGTTGTTGTGCGAAAGCTACCTCTGATTCTCTATTCTCGTCAAATGCTGCTTCTAAACTATTTTTTTCTTTATTTAATGAGTCTAGTTCAAAATGAAGCTGTCCCATTCTTAACGTTATAGCGTCATAATTAGATTTTATTTCACTTATTTTTTCTAATTCTTCTTGACTAAATTTTTTTTCGTTTGCTGTTTCAGTGGCTTTTTTAGCCGCTTTTTCTTCTCTGTGTTTTTCCAACTTTTGTTGAATGTCTTGTGATATTACCATGTGTAACCTCTCTTTTTTTATTTATTATTTGAAAAATAACTTGACTTGCCTGCTAAACCAGACTGTCCTGGCTTTGCTTCTATACTATCAACTACAGCCGTTCCAAGTACTACTCTTGCAACCCCATAATCTAATTTATTTGTTTGCGTCATATCTTTTTGTAAATTGTCTGGTATGATATAACCACTCATCTCTAAACTGAATTCTGCCCTAGCAACCCTTTCCTCTCCTTGATTTGTCTCGTTTACAAGATTAAAGTTTGTCATAGTTGCTAGAAACTTGTAATAATTGTCTTTTCCCCAATATGCGTGTGAAGCATAATTTATATCTTCAATTACTTTATTTTGGTGATTGATAAAATCTGTAAGCAGTATGCAATCGTATGACAGTCTAACATAATCAGGTATTACTACATTGTGGGTTTTCTGGCTTGTTTTTCTGCCAATTAAGACGTCAAATTGGTCATACCTGTTTCTTTCATTGTAAGAACTTCCAACAGTATAATATAAATTAGGGCTGTTTGCATCTAACTTATTATATCCTTCTAGTCTTTCTATCCCTGTTCGTTTGTATATTAGTATTGGAAATTGTATTTTTCCAGTCTCGTCTCTGTATACGCCTGATTTTTGTACAGACTTAAATCTTTCTGGAGAGCCATAAATAACAGGTACCTTTATCTCTCTATCCCCTTCCTTTACTCTAGGCTTAATTACATTTTCAAAATAATAGTAAATCGCTTCATCTACATCATATAATCCAACACTAACATTCT